CAGGAGCACGCACGGAGTTCCGTGCTATATACGCGGTACGGCGAATCCCGGAGGAGTCGGTCACGGCTGGATAAAGCAGCGGTTCATGGACGGCCACGAGCCGAACAGGATTTTTTATGTGGAGTCCGTTGACTTCAAGGGTAAGGTGCACAGGACGAGCCGTTGCTTCATACCGTCAACGCTCGACGACAACAAGTACCTGCTGGAGACGGACTACGAGGCGCGGCTGATGAACATGCCGTCGCATCTTGCCAGGGCGCTCAGGTACGGCGACTGGACTGTAATGGAGGGACAGGTGTTCGACGCTTTTGTTCCGGCGAAGCACGTCATAGGGCCTATGGTGCTCCGTCCGGGAGAGTGGTACAAGTTCGCGGCCATGGACTGGGGATTCTCCAAGCCGTTCGCGATTTATTGGTTCGCGGTGAACAGCGCCGGGCGCGTTGTGGTTTACCGCGAGTATTACGGATGCCGTGAGGGTGAGTACAACGTAGGGCTTAAGAAAGGCGCCCGCGAGGTCGCCGCGGAGTCGATGGCGATGTCCATGGCGGAGGGCGTTTACGATATGGTCGCCGACCCCGCCGTATGGAACAAGGACGACGACAGACAGAGCATCGCCGAGGAGTTCGAGAAAGTCGGATGGAAGATGCACAAGGCGAACAACGACCGCATCAACGGTCTTGTGAGCGTCTATGACTATCTTAACATTACCGTGGACACGGAGACGGGCAAGGTTCCGCTTCTTACGATCGTCAACAGCTGCCGGAACCTGATAAGGACGCTTCCGCTCCTTACTCCGGACAAGAATCACCCGGAGGACGTTGACACGAAGCTTGAGGATCATGCCTACGACGCGCTCCGCTACGGGCTTATGAGCGATTTCGTGCATCATCCGGTGAAGTCGCTCCGCAGGCAGTCGGGATCATGGCAGAGAGAGGAAAAAGCGGAGTCATTCGACCCGTTCAAATTTATGTAGGAGGAATATATGGGTACAGAGAATGCAATTGTGGTTTCGGTGAAAAGGACGTTTTCGCCAGAAGGTTTTTTGAAGCATCTTGATGACGTACAGGACGGAGAGCGGATGCAGCTGCCGGAGTTTTTCGTTCCGGCACGTGTTATTGACGGCATGGAGTTTGATGAGGTCAAGGTGGACGGCGAGTGCGCTTCTGTCTATGACGTACAGGACGGCGAGATAAATCTTGTTTTCGACCATGTGATTATGTGGAGCGCGATAGATAAAAATTGGAACAAGGATAAAACATTCCTGGACACTCCGCTCGGCAAATGGCTTTGCGGTCTCTTGGCGGATGGGATGAGAGCGGTGGGAGTACCAGTCGCGGAGTGCGGGCTTCTCCGCAAGGAAGATTTGTGGGGCAAAGATGCGAAACCGTTTTTTATGGACGGCCGCAACCGCGTTTGTTTTGATTTTGACGAGGATTATTCTTTGTGGTATTGGACGGAGACTATAGAGGATGCTTCTGCGGCTAATTTCTGCTATGCCTACAACCTTGGTTATGCCAGCTACATCTACGCGAGCTATGCGAGCCTATATGTCCGTCCCCGCTTCAAAATCCTTAAATCGTAGAATCGGCGGGACCGTGCGCCCCGCCATAACGCAAAAAAAGGAGAACAGAGGGATGAAGAACAATCTGAGCGATCTGAACAATCATCTTTTTTCGATGCTTGAGGAACTGGACGACGAAGAAAAGATGATGGACGACGAGGTTTTAGAGAGAACGATAAAAAAATCAAAGGCGGTCTGCTCCGTGAGCGGGCAGATTTTGCACGTAGCGAGCTTGCAGCTTTCCGCGCTGAAAGTCGCCGAGAGCTGCGGCTACCGTAATGAGGATATGCCGACGCTGCTGGAGAACAGGGACAGCAGGCAGAGCGAGTCCAGCCGGAGAAAACTTCTGGAGAACATGCAATGAGAAGATATACGTCCGAGCAGAAAGAATTCCTGCGGTCGTTCATTCCAGGTCATACGAGCGAGGAAGTCGCCCGTGAGTTCACCGGGAAGTTCGGCGAGAAAATGACCGCGTGCAGAATCAAAGCGTACAAGACGAACAACAAAATCAAGAGCGGAACCCAGCGGGGGAAAAAACTTAACGGGACTATTTATCCGCCGGACGTACGGGAGTTCTTGATCAGAAACAACAAGGGAAAAACCGCGCGGGAGATGTCGGATATGCTGTTCGCTGAGTTCGGAGTACGCTATACGGTTAAGCAGATTAAAGGTATCCGCTCTCGGATGAAGCTCGACTCCGGGCTTACGGGGCGTTTCGAGCGAGGGCATGTTCCCGCGAACAAGGGTGAGAGGGGTAAGCATTACGCGGGTTGTGAAAAAACATGGTTCAGAAAAGGACATAAACCGCATAATCATGTGCCGGTGGATACCGTCGTTATGAGCTCGGACGGATATTTAAAGCGAAAAGTGGACGAGCCGGACGTTTGGCGGTTCGTACATATCTTGGAATGGGAGAAGCATAACGGCCCCGTGCCGGAAGGATGTGTGATTTCGTTTCTTGACGGTAATCACCGGAACTGCGACATAAGCAATCTTTTCTGCTGTACAAAATCTGAGCACGGAGTTATGAACAAAAAAAGGCTACGCTTTTCGGACAAGGAGCTAACTGAGACAGGGCTTCTTGTTTCCAGGCTTGCGATAAAAACAAGGAATTTGAGCCGGAAGAAATGACGGCTTGAATATAATGCGATTCGGAAAATGTTGTGGCAGGCGGGACGCGCGGAAGGTTCGTTGGAAACCGCGCACGAAAACCTGCCAGAGCCTAGCCCGGGCCGTACAGGTGATAAAGAAAGCCGCCGCGCATCGGAACCGCGCGGACCGGTGAGTAAAGTTCCAGACGCTGTACAACAGGGCGTTTTTTTCTTGGAGGTTTGAAATGGAAGAATTCAGGCGTGCGACAGGTTATGAGGGTCTGGCATATTCAATAATGGACCAGGAGCCGGAACTTGCGGTACTAAGGGCGGAGAACGTCAAGGTGATATGCGTTATCTCAGACGCGGCGGAGAAAGACAGGAACGGGCTCAAGGTCTATGCGAAGACGGAGAAGATTCCTCCGAAATACAAGCTGCTTACCGACGCGGACGTTATGATCACGATATACGAGAATAACATCATGTTTTTTGACCTCAAACAGAAGCGGATAATGATGCTCCGCGAACTTCTCAAGATTCTGATTGATACGGGCGACGGCAAAAGGACAGTCGACATCCGCGCTTATGATCTTAACGATTTCCGGCAGATTGTCGCGAAGTACGGGGCGGCATGGGACCGGGAGCGCAGTTTATTCGACGACAAGGAGGAGTTTAGTGCTTGACCTTAACAGGATGGCGAGGATATCGGCGGAGATAGCGGACAAGCGCGGACAGGGAACGGACGAGCTTGGTGCGCTCAAGCATTGTGCGGGCGAGGTCGTCGAGGCTATGGAAGCCTTTTCAGACATTCCCCACAAGTTTGACGACAAGAGATTCAAGGGCGAGCTTGCCGATATCATCATGTGCGTCTTTACTGTTTGCGGGGCGAACGGATACGACGTGGAGCAGATGCTTACGGACTGTCTCTCGAAGAATCTTAAGCGCGTGAACGAGCTGGAGGGGATAGACGGATGAAAGACGATGAAAAAGCTTTAGAAAATTTGAGGACAGAATTGCGAAAAAAGCGTGCGCGTTGTTCTTGTTATTGTGCGACGTGGAATAGTTATGATAGGGATTGTGAGATATACGGGGATTATCATCCTTCACCATCAAATTGTAGGTATTATCTTTTACATGAATTGGAAAAAAGGAAGGATTAATTATGCAGCTGATTGAGATAACAAAAAAAGAGTTTGATGTCCTGGAAAGTCGCGGAGATACATATTTTGCCAACGGTTGTGTTTTCAAGGACGAGTCGGATAATCTTGTCGCGTTTCCTGTGTACAAATCCGGGACATCTAAGCCGGAGAAATATTACCGCGTGGAAAAATAATTTAAAAAAAAATCGCGGCTTTTAATAACAGGAAAACGTTCCGCCCGTAATATGTCCGCATAAGGAGGCATACTATGGAATATGCAAGCGTAGGCAAGGGCAACGCGGCCCTTACCACAGGAATCATCGGAACGGTGCTCGGCGGAATCGCCAGCGCGGGAGGAATCGGCTCTTTGCTCGGACTCGGCAAGACGAACGAATCGGAGGGCGACCGCCCGGTTACTCGCTATGAGATGAGCCTTATGCAGGCTATCAGCGAGAAGAATACGGAGATCGCCATGCTGAAAGCCCAGCAGTACACCGACGGAGCGATGAACGGAGTCCAGGCGCAGATCGCGCAGCAGAACACATGGAACGCGGTACAGCAGGCCAACTTCCAGACCTTGCAGGCCCAGACTATGAGCCTTATGGGAATGACACAGCGGATGATTCCCGGTACGAGAGTCCTGAATGAGACTCAGGCCGCATCCGCATCAACTGGAGCAGGAAACTAAGGAGCGTCCGGCAGTGATAAAGCTGCCGGCGCAAAGGAGTATATATGGACAAAGATAATATCCCAGAAGATTTCTTGGACAGAATGATTTTGGAAGGCGCTGAGCTGGACGAGAGAATTAGGAAAGCACAGAAATTCCTTGAGAAAAGGGATATGTACGAAAAGGATCCTTTAGCCTATGACTTATTGCAGGCTCAGGTAACTGCCATGGCAACGTACAGTAATATCTTGTTAATTCGAGTTAACAGGGAACGTGCAAATAGAAATCTGCCGACGTTGGCACAGTTCTAGGAGATATTTTTATGGTCAGCACAAAACAGATAGCCGACGGGCTTATCAGGTTTATTGATGAGGAGATGCTCAAGTCGCAGGATTTCGCTTCCGGAACGCGGTTCGTCGTTACGCTCGCGAAGAACGCGATCAAGCTGAACCCCGGAATAATCGACACGCTGATGTCGAATCCGCTCGTCGCGATGTTCGTTCCCTGCGAGGACGGACAGTACGACGTGAGGAAGCTCGCCGGAGTGCTCAAGGAGACTTTCGCGGAGGCTGGGAACTTCAAGCTCACGCTCCCGAAGGTTCCCCTGCTGCTTCCCGCCGGAGAGGAAATGAGCTTCAACGACGGCGACGTGCAGAAGCTCGTTATGTACATGGAGGAAGCATGATAGGAGGCGTACTTTCCGACAAGCACGGCGAGGAGCTCATGGACGCGGACTCTTACGAGACGCTCGCGGACGAGGCTCCGGAGAAATACGCCCCTATTCTGAGGCAGATAGCCCGCGAGGAGCGGGTTCACGCGCGGCATCTGGCGGATATTCTTTCGGACATGGGATACTCCGCTGAGAATAAAACTAAGGAGGAATGATATGGATTTCTTCAAGAAAACTTGGGTAGCCGTATTGGCTTGGGTTTTTATCGCGGCAGGCTCAATCCTGCTCATCCTGGGAGGAACGTCGGCGACTGAGATTGCCAAAGTTCCCGCTCTTGTCGCGGGTATCCTTACTGCGATAGGGCTTCTTATCGCGTTCATACGCGAGCATATCTACAAAAAGCTGGCCGAAAAATAAAGGCCTTGCCCGCAGACGGGCAGAACAAGTAAAAAACTTTATTCCACCCACGGGGCAGAAAATTTTGTTTTTCTACCCCGTTTTTTTTGCTTTTTAATAACGCACAAAAAATAAGCATTTAAAATACATGGTATGAGCGAAGATCTTTTGCTGGACGTGATGTCCAGGTACACGCAGCTTAAGGAGACCCGGCAGAAATTCCACCCGTCATGGCGGGAGGCGCAGGAGTTCGCCGACTCGTCGGTTATTTCTTTCGAGGATATCGGCGAGGTTCCGAAGGTTCCGAACCGCTACAGCTCCAAGCCGAGCAATTATCTCTCGACGCTTGTCTCCGGGCTTGTCGGCTACTCGGTGAGCCCGAACATCGTCTGGTTCAAGCTCTCGCTCCAGGACGAGGAGCTTCTTGACAGATACAAGGTTAAGGACTGGCTGGAGGACTCGGAGCGCGTCATGCTCTCCGAGTTCAACCGAAGCAACCTCTACTCGCAGGCTCCGCTCCAGGTGCGCGACGCGGCCGTTATCGGGACGGGAGTGCTTCTCATCGACGAGGACCTTGCTTCCGGCAGGCTCCGTTTCACGAAGCTTCCCGCGAACGAGGTTTACCTTGACATCAATGAGTACGGCGAGGTCGATACTGTTTTCCGCGACTACTACATGACGCTCCGTAACGCAGTGTCTTTTTTTGGACTTGAGAACCTCAACGAGAAATGGCAGACGGCATACGAGGATGTTGAGCGATGGAACGACAGGCTGGAGATAATCCAGGCTGTTTTTCCGCGCGACGGGCGCGATACGCGCTACAAGGACGCGAAGAACAAGCCCTGGGCGGCTGTGTACGTTGACCTCTCTTGCAAGGAGATCATCAAGGAATCAGGCTACGACGAGAACCCGTTCGCCGTTTTCCAGTGGGACCCGTATCCGGGATACGCTTACGGGACGAGCCCGGCGCAGAATGCGCTCGTGGACATCAAGGGACTCAACATCGCGAAGAAAACGAGCTGGCAGATAGCGCAGACTTCCGCCGAGCCGCCGATGAAGGTTTCCGAGGATATCCGCAAGATAGACATAACTCCGCGCGGAAAGACCTATGTCTCCGACGCGAGCCAGATAGTGGAGCCGATACAGACCGGGCAGAATTACCCGATAACGCTCCAGGTTTTGGAGGACATGAAAACCGACATCAAGGACTGGTTTTTCGTGGACTTCTTCCTTATGCTCCAGCAGAAAACGGCGCAAATGACCGCGACCGAGGTAATGGAGCTCCAGGGCGAGAAGGCTGCGACGCTCTCGAACCTTATAGTGAACCTCAACGGATCGCTCCAGAAGATAATCGAGAGGTCGTTCAACCTGCTCTACAGGCAGGGAAAAATTCCTCCCGTCCCGGACTCGATATGCGGAATGGGCGCGCAGATGAAGGTCGATTTTGTCGGTCCGCTTTCTCAGGCGCAGCGCAAATATCACACGATGGGCGGCACGATGCAGGCGCTCCAGGCGGCAGGACCTATCATGCAGATGTTCCCGAACGCCGGAGACTACATCGACGGCGACCAGCTGATGAAAACCGCCATGGAAGGACAGGGACTCCCGCAGAACATCATCCGCGAGGAGAGCGACGTGCGCGCTATCCGTGAGCAGAGGGCGCAGGCACAGGCTCAGGCTCAGGCGCAGGCCGCGCAGATGCAGCAGCAGCAGAACGTGCTCCAGAACATGGACAAGCTGGGGCGCGCCGCCGAGCAGGGAAGCGTGATGGACATGCTGAACAAGCAGCTTGCGGGAAGGACGGAATAGTATGGGAAAGAGCGACGGATCGGAGCTTGACGTTTTCGGCGAGTATTTCGCAGGCAACGAGAGAAAAAAGGAGCCCGGCGGGCTTCCCGGTTTCGAGAATCTTGCTCCGGACGAGCAGGCCAGGGCGGAGCGCAGGATGTTCCGCGAGGTGTTCGGGACACAGCACGGGAAAATCGTGCTCACTCAGATTCTCATCGACCTTAAGTATTTCGACAAATGCACTACGGCGGACGACACCGCCCTTTGCAATTACGCGAAGTTTCTTGTCCAGGAAAGACTGGACATCAACGATACGCACAAGATCGTCACCGACCTTATGGCCGGCGGCGTAAAGGAGTAACTATGGATCCTACACAGGGTAATCCGCAGGCTACGGGGGACGCGGGCAGCACCGCGCCGGTATCATTGGCTGACGCGATAGGCATCGGACAGGCACAACCCAAGAACGAACCTTCCTATGGAGGGGATAAGGGCGCGGGGACAACGCCGCTGGCGCAGGATGCGCATCAGAACTTGCCGGCATGGATGAGCCAGCTGCCGGACGACATCCGCTCGGACGCGGAGACGGTGAAGCAGCTGAGCAAGTTCCAGAAGATCGGCGACCTCGGAAAAAGCTACGCGGCGCTTGAGGCTAAGCTCGGACGCAGCGTTACTATCCCGGCGAAGGACGCTCCGCCGGAGGAAGTGAAGGCTTTCTACGAGAAGCTCGGTCGTCCGGCAGAAGCCGCCAAATACGGCATTGACGACAAGAACGCGGATGCGTTCAAGGAGCTTGCGTTCCGCCATAACCTCACCGACGAGCAGGCGAAGGGGCTCTGGAAGTCCCTCAACGAGCTCGGAAACGGCGAGGCGCAGAGGATGCGGGCGGACGCGGCGCAGCGCATAAAGGACGTTGACGCTAAGCTCCATCAGGAATACGGCAGCAGGTACGGCGAGAAAATGGCCATGCTCCAGAGGGGCATCAGGGCTTTCGCCGGGGAAGCGGCCGGAAAGAAGCTGTCCGACTCAGGCCTTATCTACGACGAGGACATCATCAAGATGTTCGTCAATCTCGGCGAGATGCAGGCAGAGGCAGGAACGGCGACGAAGGGAGCGCCCGGAAGCAGGAGATACAAGCCTACTGCCGAAGGCGGCTCATTCTCATTCAAAGACATATAGGAGAAAACTATTATGGCAGCAATAACTAAGTCCATGTCCGACCTTCTTACGGCGGCTGAACTTGTGAAAAGAGATTCCATCTCCGACGACCAGAGACGGATCATCGAGCAGCTCGCGGCAACGAACGAGATGCTCTACGACGCACCTATGCAGGAAGCGAACGACCGCACGGTTAACACCCAGATCGTCCGCACGGCGCTCCCGAAAGGAACCCACCGCGTATACAACCAGGGCGTAGGAACGGGCGCGTCACAGACCGACCTTATCCACGATGTTGTGGCACAGGTCGCCATCTATTCAAAGGTTGACGCATCGCTCGTCAAGAACTCAAGCAATCCGCGCCAGTTTCTCATGGACGAGTCAATGGCGTTCCTTGCTGGGCTCTCGAACGACATGGCGGACGACATGTTCTACGGCAACCACGCCACGAATCCCGCCAATATCAACGGTTTCGCAACACGTCGCGGCTCTCTCGTCGCGGGACAGTGCGTCTCCAACGGCGGCAGCACGGCCAACAAGCAGACATCAGTCTATCTTGTAAAATGGGGCCCTCATTACTGCAAGTACATTTTCCCTCGCGAGGCGACCGGACTCGGCGTTCAGCGCGTGGACAAGGGCATCCAGACTATCTCCGCTCCGGACGGCGGCGAGTACGAGGCATACGTCAGCTACTACCAGGCGGACTATGGTATCGCTGTAGGCGACCCGCGCTCCCTCATCCGTATCTGCAACATCGATATGAACAGCGACATGACCGACGACAACGCCCAGGCTCTCATCAAGAAAATCCTCAGGATGAAGGCTTACCTGCCGGTAGGTCCGGGAACTGTATCCATCCTTTGTAACAAGGACGTGATGAGTATTTTCGACCAGGCTACGCTCTCAAAAAGCAACGTAGTATACACAACCGACGACCCATGGGGCCGCCCTGTAAACATGCTCCGTGACATGCGTATCCGTCAGTGCGACGCGATCCTCAACACGGAAGCAGTTGTATCCTAAAGGAGGCTCAGGATGAGCAAAGCTATCAAGACAAAAGGTTCCCTTGAGAGAAGGGACGTCCAGCTTACGTTCGGCGAAACTAACACTCTCTCCACTTCTTACGGCCCGTTCGGTTACTCCGCATCGGCGACGGACGGAACATACATCGACACAGGCAACACCGACCTTGAGGGAATGGGAGTCGCCGTCAGATGTAAAACCGGCATCACGGCATCCGGCTCACCGACGGCTACCGTGGTTTCCGTCAAGCTCTCAGGATCCGCAAACGAAGGCTCCAGCTGGAGCGTTATCGGCGAGTGGACTGCGGACGTTTCTGCTCTCGGCACTTCCGCAGAGGCTCTCGTGTTCCCTATCCCGCGCGGATACGGCGACCTTCCGCTTCTTAAGCTTGAGGCAAAGGTCACTTTCACCGGCGGAACGACACCTGCCGTAACTGCCGGAAAGCTCTACGGCTGGATTGACGCTTACGGGGCTGAGTAATGGAAGCCTCGGATAAAGCTGAGAAAGCCGGAAAGACGGCCAAGAAGGACGAGGCAGCCGTGCGCTCTTACAGATGCGTGCAGAAATGCTTCTATGACGGAAGGCTCTTTTACGAGGGCGACGTGCTTGAAACAACGGTTTCAAGCGTCCCCGACGTATTCGAGCCCTTGAAGTAACGAAGTTTCCCGGACGGAGAACTTTTTATAGGTTCCCCGTTCGGGAACTTTTTAATTGGTGAGGTGAAAGATGAACATAGACAGGGATCTGGCGAGCCGCGCGTTCATTAAGATCGGCGAGGAACCGCTCGTCGCCGCGGACGCGGAGAACAACTCCGCGAAATGGCGCTATGTGAAGGAGCTCTATTTACAAACTATCCTTGAAACGCTCGCGTCAACCGAGTGGACGAGCCAGGTACGCCGCGCCGCTTTGGTTGCCTCCGGTGACGCTCCGCACGCCGGACCGCTGTATGCGTTCATCCTTCCGGCGGACTGCCGGAAGCCGCTCTCTCTTGAGTCCGGGCGCGAGTGGGACGTAGAGGGGACGACGCTCTACACGGAGGACTGCGAGGCGGTCCTTACCTACGTGTCCGACAGCTACACGGGCAATCCGCATTATGTCATTGCCGACCCGCAGCCGACCTCGGATACTTTCGCGTCCGGCGAGTATTACGTCCAGGACGCGGAGGGCGAATACGAGCTTGCGGAGACATACGACGATACGGCGACATACTATGTCGTAGCGGACGAGGATTATCCCGGATACGACGGGCTCGTTGCCGACCCGCTTCTTGAGGAGTACCTTGAGACACGGCTTGCCGCCAAGCTCGCGCTCAAGATGTCAGGCGACAAGCAGCTCTACCAGCTGCTCTACTCCGAGGCATCCATTATCGAAAGGCGCGCGGCGCAGCTCTCTATCGCCCACGCGCACAATAAGGACAGCGGCAACCCCTATTGGGGCGACGTTCTGGGGCTTCCCAGGTACGGAGACAGGATATAATGCTTATAACGAATTTTGCTTCCGGCGAGCTTTCGCCCGTCCTTTCCGGGCGCGTGGATTTGCAGCAGTATTACCAGGCGGCATCTCGGCTTTCCAATTTCGAGATAATCCCGACCGGCGGAATCCGGAGACGGACGGGCACTAAACGGCTCGGGACTCTTCCCGGCGACAGCTGGCTCATTCCGTTCAATATCGACAAGGACCTGTCCTTTCTTTTTGTCTGCCACGGTACTGTAACTTACACCGAGGCGGACCCGCAGCCGACTTCCGAGACGTTCAGCTCCGGAACATGGTACATAAGCGACGGAGCGGGCGGATACGAAGACGCGACAGCCTACGACGATACGGAGACCTATTACGTCAGGACGGACGGAACGGCCGCCGATGTTTGGCGGAACGGCGAGCGCGCGACATCATCCGGGAATCCGGTCGTGCTTCCGCTTCCGTATCTTTCCGTCTCCGAGGTTAAGGAAGTCCAGTACGCTCAGTATTACGACACCATGATACTTACTCACGGCGGCTACGCGCCGTTCCGCATCAGGTACGACGCTTCCCAGCAGGCGTTCTCCGTCGCGACAATGACGTTCGATTTCGCGCCGGACGTCCGCATCGACGACGACTACGGATACGTTATCATCGCGGAGAACTCGCTTCCCGCCGTTACCGTTACCGGCGGAATTCCGTCAGTCGGCGGAAAGTCCTACGATCCGGACGCGCTTTTCTGCGTTTACTCCGGTTTTGTTTACAAGTACGCGGTCCTTACCGCGACGACAGGCGAATGGCGGCACTACGGCGAGCAGCCCGCCGCCGAGGAGAACCTTTTTCAGGCGGCGGGAAAGTATCCGCGCTGCATCGCCTTTTTCAATAACCGTCTTTATTTCGCTTCGACTTACAACAGCCCTCAGAAGGTATGGGCATCGTGCGCTCCCGACACGGCAGGCGAGCGATACGCGAAATTCTCCACTTACGAGACATACGTCACTGTCAACAAGGTAATAAAGGACAGCGACGTTCATATATTCACGGGAACCGCCACGGCCGGAAGCCGTACCATAACGGGAGTGTCGCAGGACTTCACGTCCGCGCTCTCACGCTCCGCGACCGATTACTACGTCACGGCGGACTGTTTTCCGGTCGGCACGAAGGTTGTTTCCGTCACGTCGAACACGATAACCGTTGACAGGGACCCGCTAGCCGCCGCCGAGGGGCTCGTGATGAACCTTTCCCTTTGGAAGAATTCTCTCAGTCCTACAGCCGACGACTACACCTACCAGGTGGTGTCGCGGAGCATAGTCACGGCATCATGCTCTTTCAATTTCGAGATAGCATCCGAGGAGTCGGACGCGATAAAGTGGCTCGCCAACAGCCGCGTGCTCGCCATAGGAACGGAGACGTCCGTATGGTGCTGCTCACCGGCTATAACTGCCGTGAGCGTCCAGGCGGAGATGTCGTGCAGGTACGGCAGCGACACTATCCAGGCATTGACTGCCGATACCGCCGTAGTGTTTTTCTCGCAGGGCGGATACGGAATCCGTGAGTTCTACTATGACCCCGGAAGCGAGGCTTTCCGGACTAACAATATCGCGATTCTTTCCGACCGTATGCTCTCAGAGTCGCCCGCGGTCGATTTCGATATCGCGCAGAACCCCTACAACAGGCTTCTTATCGTGCGTCAGGACGGCGCGTGCGTGTCGCTTCTCTACGACAAGACGAACGGCATTCTCGGCTGGAGCCGCATAGAGCACGGTTACGGGGCGTTCCGCTCGTGCGCGGTAACGCGCGGGAACAGGCAGAACGACATCATTTATTTCGCCGTGAAGGACGGGGACTCATATTTCCTTGAGAGCCTGGATTCCAACGACGGCGTGTACCTGGACTCTTTCGAGCCTTACGACGCGGCGGAGCCTGGAGCGGTTACGGGCAGGCTGCTTTGGAACGCGACAACCGGCGCGTCATGCGCGGCGAACAACGTTCCCGCGGGCTTCATAAACGACGGCGATGTGGTTTACAAGGGATATCCGTTCGAGAGCCTCGTGCGCTCGCTTCCGGTCGTCAGGGACGACCCCGCGTCGCTCCGCCGTATAACGGAGCTTGCCGTGCGGTTCCTGGAGTCGGCGCTTCCGGAAATGACCGTCACGGAATGTCCGCCGGAGCTTTTCGTTAATTATCAGGCGCCGTATACGGGAGTCGCCCGCGTGCAGTTCCCCGGACAGTACGACAGGGACGTTATATTTGAGCTGGTGACGCAGAGCCTTGAGCCGTGCGTCATACTCGGCGTGAACGCGAAGCTTAACTAGGAGGACCTTATGGATATTTTTACTTGGGCAATAATCGGGCTTATAGGCGGAGGACTTGTCGGGCTTCTTTCGCAGGATGCCGCCGACAGGCAGTGGAACAGGGAAGCGCAGCGGGCGATAGACGCGGCCGGAGAGGAGAAGACACGGCAGCTCAATTACCTCGACGAGAGCTTTGAGCTTTCCAAGAAGAAAGCCGGGAGAGAGGCGGACAGGCAGGATTTGCAGACGACCGTCTCCGAGTCCCTTGCGGCGGGAAGTCTCGCGACTCAGATGGAGTCGCTTTCCCTCAACCAGGTCGCGTTCGGGGAGAACCTTAACGCGGCTGAGATGAACGCGGGAGCGTCATACGGCAGCGACCTCGCTTCCCTCGCCGCATCCGGCACACGTTCAGGAACCGGCAGCATGGCGGAGGCCGTGGACATGCAGGCAGCCGTGAACGCGGCGCAGCTTGAGTCGCAGAAGGAATCCGGGCGCAAGGGGTCGGAGCTTGATCTTTCCGGCGTGCTCAACAATCTTTCGAGCACCAACTTCGGGCTCCAGCAGTCACGGGACGACGCGGCGCAGCTCCGCGCGGACTATGAGGAAGGGGGGCTCGCGTACAAGGATTACCAGCTCCAGCGAAAGAAAACCGAGGAAGGATACGATGCTGAGATCAAGCAGATGCGGTTGCAGAAGGAAGATTACAACAGTTTCTCAAACGTGAACGCGCGCTGGTTCTCGTCGCTTTTCCACGGCGCGACGACCGGCGCGGGCCTCACCTACAACGTGGCCGCCACAGGACGGGAGGAAGGCTGGTGGAACCTCGCCTGACATAACTTTGCGAAACATTACCAAACATTGATAAACCTTATCAAAGGGGGCTTTTATGGCATCACAGACTACTTTGCTCGACGTGTTCGACTCGTTCGCGGGAACGGTCAACACGATGCTTGACATAGACCGTAAGGAGATGGAGCGCGCCGCCGAGATGGACGTGCTCAACTGGCAGGCGAAATTCCGCGAGGAGTCCGATCAGTTCGTCAACGACCTTTACAGGACGACGGACGAGAACTGGAACGACAACATGACGCTCGCCGAGCAGTGGGACGACCGGCTCAACCAGTTCCTTACGGAGACGCGCGACAGGACAAAGAGCGCCAATCCGTACACGCAGAGGCAGATAGAGAAGATGCTCACCGGCTACGAGGCGACTTTGCGGAACGACCTCCGCTCAAAGGCCTCCGCCAAGATGAACGAGCACGCCGTCCTCACGATGCAGGACACGGCGGATATCAACCGCCGGACACTCAACGGACAGGAGCGCATCAACGCGAACGGTGAGGTGTACCGTCAGGCGTACATGAACGGCACGATAGACGAGACCAACTACAGGAGGCTCATGCTTGCCGAGACCGAGCAGACTGTCTCCGATTATTATACCGACAGGGTGACGGAGCTCACCGATGCGGCGCTCAAGGACGGGCTTAAGTCCTGGGAGTCGATAGAGGCGGAGATACGCGCCGATACCCAGAGCTTCACCAACCTCGCGGGCGATCAGGTGGATCAGGACAAGTTCCGCGACAACGCTCTCAAAAACGGCGAGAAGCTTTATTACGCGAAGCTCGGCGAGTTGCAGGACAAGAACGCGAATTCCCTGTCCGAGGCTTTCTTGCGTATTATAAGCATGGAGAGCGCGTCGCAGCAGTACACGGCCGCCCGTTCAGTTCTTGCGGACATGGACCAGACTATGAGCGGAAACCGCCTTGACGAGACAAGGCGCAACTCTTATGCGCGTATTTTCGCGTCGTTCGTGAATGATTATCTTGACGAGCAGAGCAGGCTTGCCGCCGCGTCCGCGCGTGCGTCAGGCTCCGGCAGCGGAACGGGGACGACTAAGGCGGATACGCTGAAATACGAGGAATATATTAAGGATTTCCCGGAGAACGCAGTAACCCAGCTGGTGAGCGGAAGTCTTAAGGATGATGTTTTTTACGCCGTCAAGGATGAGGTTATAAATATTTTGTACGGAGCTCTTTCTGGAAATTATCTGCCGGACAATCCAGAGGAATCGGTTATATGGTCGGAGAACAAATCACAGAACCCGAATATCGCTGAATCCTTGTGGACTACGCAGTACCGGGCGCAGGTAGAGAATGCTTTCGAGAAGGCTTTCAGAAGCAGATTCTCCAACGACGGTGCGTTCAGTTCTGTATGGAACAAGTTTAAGAGTATTTTGGACGACACACAGAATTATGACAAGAATAATTTCGATATGCTTATGGACT